TTAGTAGACTTAAAGGAAGCGAGTGTGAGTGAATGGAATCCAATGACAAAAGAGTGGGATCAACAATAGAATTAGCGCCAGAACAAGAGAACATGATTCGGGTATGTACCCGCCAATACATGGATGATACAAATAATTATCCCAGAGCATGGTCTGATCGGAAAGACGCTGTTATTACCAAGTATAAACCTGTCTATCGTCTAATGGAAAAATACCCCGAGCCAGCAATGATCCAACGAATCGGCAATATAATTGTGGACGAATGGCGCAAGTATGAATAACCTTTTTTCGAAAAAGAGTTATTCTGTTATAATTAGGAGAAAGAAGTAAGGAATAGGAGAATAACCCATGGCAAAATTCCAGAATGTATTTAAAGAAGCAAGTCGACGCATGAAAAATTTCCAAGCTCGTGGCTTTATTCCATCAGGTTCTAAGTATGTTTTCCAAGATTTTGTCAATGAAGTATCGGCAGAGAACAGAGGAGAAAACTACACAGGTGCTTATACAAAGAATGCATATAATCAAGCCTATGGATCAAATATAGATTACGATTCGTCAGAAACCTTTCAAGAGATTCAACAAGGTCGAAATGAAAAACTCGTTCAAATTTACCAAAAAGAATTACTAGAAATTTATCATACGAATGATTTCTATGATATGGCATCTGATTACGGAAATGGCCGAGGAGGAGGTTTTTCACCTTCTGAAGTAATGAATATTGATACTCTTGAAGGATTAATTGATAATGCAAGCGAAGCTATGAATGTAGAGCCTTATCTATTTAGAAATAAAGTAGGGCGTAATAGAAGTGAAGAATCTAGTATGATGGACACATATCAAAACCAATTCATCGAAGAGTTAGGTCGTTTAATCGATGAAATGAGCGAACAAAAAATGAAATTTAAATACTAAAAGTTAGGTGGAACTTATGAGCAATGAGGTAATGAAATCTGATGCATTTCAAAAAAAAGTAAAAACAATGTTAGGATTAACTTATTTAACACGTGCCAAATTAGATGGATTTAACGGAAACCACTATATTTTGAAAGACATCTATGTAAATTCTACTAAAAATACTTCGCAAATCCATTACCTTGGATGGGATGATCCACAAAAAATCCCTTTTTATCCTGATACAGATAGTTATCGTGGAGCAACTTCAGGAAGCAAGTACAACAAAGAGTTACTTGTTCCTAATGAACGAATGATTGAATATGATTTTGCTGAAGCATATACAAATATCATGAGAAACTATAAACTGCCATCGAATGTATACCTAGAAAATGTGCGTTTTGACAAAGAAAAATTATTAGAGCGGTTAGCTAGTTATGATAAACCTCAACCATACAAAGAATTATCAACGTTCGTTTTTGTAAAAGTTGCCATTGAAGCAATTGCAAAAGAAAGTACGTATACTGCTTTTGGTTCACATTTTCAACAATATCGAAAAAATCTTAGTCGTACATTAACAGTTACTGAAATTGAATTAAAGTTAATTATGGATTTTTATGATGTAAAAGCATTAGAAATACTAGAAACGTATACTTTCCGAACACGTAAAGGCCTGTTAGAAGATTATTTTGAAAAAATTGATCGACTAAAAGAGGATGAAGAAACCAAATTCTTTTATAAAATGTTACGGAACAAAATTTATGGAACGATTGGTAAACGAGAATTGTCTGCTCACGAAGCAAAAATATTTAAGTTTCCAATGTATAATCGTGCGTTTTCATCAATGGTAGCTGGCGTGTTTAGAGATAGAATCGCACGCTATGAACAAAAGTATGTAGATAGTGAATATGGACTTGTATTAATCAAAACAGACGGCTTGTATTTTAAAAAAGAAGTTCCTGAATTTGAAGCATTAAACAAAAAAGGGATTGTGAAGAAAAAAGTACATGTTATTACAGACCATGATGTGAAAAATTAAAAAAGAAATAAAAAGCGAAGCAGACAAGCTTTGCTTTTTTGATAGAGAGTGTGAAAAGAATGGAGAAAAATAAATATGAAACGGAAGAAGGTTATTTAAATGTGCCAATCATATGGGAAGAAGTGGAACAATTCGCTTTTTTAGTTGGCGCACGAAACGTAGGTAAAACTTATGGATTCTTAAATTTTTCAATCAAACGAGGATTAGATACTATTTTAGAATGTTTTGATTTTTCTACACTACAGGAATTTAAAAAATTACCTACTTTGATGGAGGCAGAATTTCAATTTTTATTTTTACGCCGATATATTACACAAGCTAAGTCTGCCAGTAGAAATTTAGTATTGGCTGATTTTTATCAACCATTTTTAGATAAGTTGCCTGAAGAAGTAAAAAAACAATATGAAGTATTTGTAGAATATCAGGGATCGTCAGAAGAACCTAGAGAAATACTATTAGTTTTTAGAAATAAGGAACTAAAAAAAGATAAAAAATGTATTAAATTAGGTTATCTTGGTGCGGTAAGTATGGCAGAAAAATTTAGAGGACCAGGTCTGCCAAAAGTAAAAGTAATATTATTGGATGAATTTCAATCGAAAAAAAATTGGGATTATTTACCAAATGAACCTGTAGAGCTAGAAGATATTTATGAATCCGTTGGACGTTTAAGATGTGGAACTGGAGATATTAAAGTGATTGCATTAGGGAATTCAGGGACAATTTTAAATCCTTATTTTGATTATTATGGATATGACGAATTCACGGAGGTTAAAACAGTAAAACGTGAAGGAGAAGTTCTTTTTTATCATTTACCAAATAAAGCAAAAAGAAGCGAGCAATCTAAAAATTTATTTAAAGGATCAGCATATGGTAAATATTCATTAGATAATGATTTTGCGGACAATCAGTTATTTAATGTCATTAGATTAAAAGAAGCAAAAGCACCTCGAAAATGTCTATATAATATTTTCTTTGGGGAAACATATATCGGTGTTTGGAGAACAGGAGACTATAAAATTCTAATTAGCCGTGTAAGTGATCCAGATAAATTAGATATTGTTGATCGGACACCTATAGAAGAACAAGTGCTAGATCAACAAGTATACAGGGTACTTTCAGATAAATTACAAAACAAACAACTTTATTTTGATTCGCCAGAATTGAGGTTAATTGCTGAAAAACACTTGCGCAAATATATTTATAATTCTGCGAGTGAATGGGAAACATTTTAACAAATAAAAAAACCACTCTATCAAAAATAGAGTGGTTTTTACGTTGTCAAGAGGTAAAAATGAGCGAAGTATGTCGCATTGATGAGCGATGTACGTCGCTTTTTGATTTTTTCAAAAGAAAACATGCTAAACTTCACTTGAAATTTAAAAACTGGTGAAGTAAAAAACTAAATTTGAAGGGAGGATAGGAAATGTTCAGTAAAGAAGATATGTTAACCTATGAAAAATTTAATAAAAATATACGAATGTTTCCTAACTTCTCGCTTGATTATGTTTATGGGAAAATCAATATATTTTATGATTTTCATAAAGATAAACAAGGTAAAAATACAAACTATAATCGTGAGTTGCTTTTTTCAATAAGTACACTTAAACCTTTTAGAATTATAGCTCCAGCAGGGTATCGCTTAATTCAATTCAAAAGTGTTCCGAATTTTGAAAAAATTGAAACATTAGCAATTAAATTATCAAGGACACCAATTAGCTTTCGTGGGGAAATTCCTTTAAATCATTCAAATGGTGATTTAGAATCTGGTGTTCTTGTTAGAGTTAATAGTTTAGAAGAAATTCTAAAACCTAGAAAAGATAAAGCATATATTTTACCTAATGGAGAAATGTATATTCTTGATAATGAGGGAAAGCAACTTATTAAAATAGGCGGTAGTGATGGGAATATTGACTTAACGAAGTATGCGAAAAAACCAGAAGATATTGATATCATGGACCCGCAACTAAAGGCATTCATTGAAGAAGTCATAAAATAGTAGGAGTGATTGGTAGTGAATGATGTAACTAAATTAACAAAAGCAGTAAAAAAATTATTTGATAAAATAGCAAACCTTGTAACGAAAGAAGAATTACAAAGTTATGCAAAGAAAACTGATATTCCAAATACAGATAATTTTGTAACAAAAACACAGCTTGAATCTGATTTAACGAAATATGCGAAAAAACCAGAAGATGTATCGATTACAGATACAGAATTAAATCAATGGCTTGAAGAATTCATACAATAAGAAAGGCCTGATATAAGTGAACGATGTGTTGAGGTTAGCAAAAGCAGTAAGAAAAATAAATACAATTTTTTCTACGTTTAAAGATAGTATTTATACCAAAAATGAAGCAGACGATAAATTCATAAACCAAGAGTTGATGGAAAATGGATTGTATGTAATTAAAAATAAAAATGTTGAAAATATGAATGATGCTATTCAACCAGGTGTGTATTCAATTCCGGCTACAGGAGTTGAAAATAAACCTTTACCTAACTCTGGTTCTCTATTCGTCAATAAAGACCCAGGAGGAATCAGACAGTTCTTTCAGACGGAGAGAACAATTTTTATCCGACAATTCGGGGGAATTCCTCCGTCCTGGACGGATTGGAAAGAATTAGGCTTACAAGGTCCAAAAGGTGATACTGGTCCAATTGGTCCACAGGGACCAAAGGGAGATACACCTGATATAAGTAATTTAGTAACAAAAACACAGTATACAAATGATTTAAATAAAAAGATTGATAAAACAGCATTTAATGCTATAGGGCAACATATTTCTTTTAACGGAATCACTATACACATTCAAAAATCAAATACAGTTGTTACATGTAATGTCGAAGGGATATTTAAAAAAGGGAAAGCCAACGGATGGCATGAGGTCTCGACAAGAGCAGAAACAAGTTATAGACCAGTTAACATGATTATTAAAGTGCCTTTAACAATAAATATAGGGAATACTATTCAAATAACTAAGTATGCAGCATTACAAATAGAAACATCTGGTCGAATCATGATTCGAGTTTATGGACTTCAAAATGACGATGTAGAGTTTGGAGGGAGTGCAACATGGATAAGATAAAGATATGGATAACAGTGGACGAAAATAAAATGATTACGGATTATTCACTTACTTTTAAGGAAAATTACATTGAAATTGAAGTAACTGAAGAGCCAAAAGATTATTTGAATTGGGGATTACGCAATGGCAAATTAGTTCATTATCCTGATGATTTAAATGATCTTACTAATCAAAGCGAAACAAGTTTTGAAGGGAATGTATTGCTGACTTTAGCATATTTATCATATAAATTTTCGAGCATTCCTGATTTAACAGAAGTTAATTTTGATTATCCTAAATATGCTGATATTTCAACAGTATATAACAATCAAGGAATGACAAACTTAGATGTAAAAAAAATGGTGGAATATCAACGGATAACTGAAGAGGAATATCAAAAAATAACAAATAAACCTTTGGAAGAAGGTGAATTGATTGTCATTAGGTGAATTAATAGCAGCTGTTAGTTTTTTTATAGGAATAATTACATTTTTATTTAAAAACTATTACTCATTTCAAAGCAACACAGAAGCAATAAAAAGTTTGAATAAAACGATTGAAAAAATGAATGATTTAATTGAGCAGTTATCAGAGGATCAACATGTAACAGATACACGCATTACTAGTTTAGAACAACAAACTAAAAGCTTGTGGAGAGGTCATGGTGATTTATCAGAACGAATTAGAACAATAGAAAAGGGGTTGTAAATATGGCATTAGATCAGAATATGTTATTTCCAATTGTAGTATTAGCTTGCTTAATAATTGGTTATGTAATTAAAAATACAACATTTTTAGCAAATAATTTAAATGGATATATTCCATTAATTTTAGCTGTTACTGGAGCTATTTTAGGTTTTGTATATAATCACGAACTTACCTTAGAAAGCGCTGTTTATGGAGCATTAAGTGGATTAGCAAGTACAGGATTACATCAGGCATTTAAAAATTTTATAGGAGGTGAAAGTAATGACATTGAACGTCATTGATATTTCAAGTTGGCAGACAGGTATTAATTTAGGAAAAGATGGCGTTCCTGCTGATGGGGTTGTTATTAAAGCTACAGGAGGAACTGGATATGTTAACCCTGATTGTGATCGAGCATTTCAAGAAGCAATTAAAAGTGGTAAAAAAGTAGCGGTCTATCATTATGCACATGAAATCGGCTTTCAAGGAACAGCTGAACAAGAAGCGGAATTCTTTTTACAAAATGTAGCTGGATATATTGGAAAAGCGATTCTTATCCTAGATTGGGAGAGTGATAATAAGCATGATGTAGCATGGGCAAAGCGTTGGTTAGATACTGTTTATGAAAAAACAGGAATTAAACCATTATTTTATACGTATACACACATGGTTAATAATTATGATTTTTCTAGTATTGGAAATTCTGATTATGGGTTATGGATTGCAAATTATCTAAGTGACAAACCACAAGGATATAGTCAACCAGCACCGCCTATCAGTAATGGGTTTCCTTTAACAGTGATGTATCAATATACATCAAGTGGGAAATTACCTGGCTGGGGTGGATACCTGGATTTAAATGTATTTTATGGAACGCTTGAAGACTGGGACTTATATGCAACAGAAAGTAAGCGTCCAGAAAAAGAAAATGAAGAAATAAATAATAATAAAAAGGAAGTGGCAACTATGCATTGTATTTATGAACGACCAATGAGAGATGGAAAACCAAATAATGATAATGGAAACACGTGGGGGAAATATTATTGTAATGGCGTTAATTGCCGTCATATCCCATATGAAGATAACGTTAAGTTATTGAAAGAACTATACAAAAAGAACAATGGACACGAAATGCCTGTTTATACAAAAGAAGATTGGACTATCTATGCACCGTGGTATAAACGATTAGAAGAAATGTTTCCAGTTGTCTAATTCTTGTTATTAATTAAAGGAGAGTGACGCAAATTGTCTAGCTACACTATCGAACTAGGATTCTTATTAAGAGGATTTTCGGATATTAATGAAAATCCTATGATGTACGCCTCTCCTTTTTCTATTATTGAGAACTCCCGAGAGAATTTTTTTAAGGCTTTAGGAAGATATCCTTTTAAAATTTGGGGAGATGAGCGGGACCAGGCGTTTAAAGAAGAATTTGAAAGAATGTTTTTAGAATATTTTTATATGAAAGAGATAGGATTTCAAACACCAGCCGCTTTTTATTTAGAATTAGGTAATTTTCTTCGTAGAAAAATGCCGATTTATTGTAATCATTGGCGTTACCTCTTAGAAGAAATGTACGTAACTAGTACAGGTAACAGTCAAGGAAGCACTACTAATGGAGATAGTAGAGTAATTGATTCTAAAGGCCATTCTGAAACGAATGGAAAGACTGAAAGTGATAGTAATACTAAAAGTGTAACAAAAGGAGCAAATACAGATTTGCCCGATACCCAATTAGACCTTGATGTTAGCAATTTAGATTATGCATCACAGGCAAATAAAACTGAATCAACTAGTGATACAAAAACTACAGGGAAATCCAATAGTATAACAGACAGCGAAGATCATACGATAAATAAA